CATTTTCTTTTGGTAGATAACCTCGTCAAAGATGTAGCTGTCGTTGTACTTGTATAAACCTATCAAGGTTGTAGGGTCGTTACTGTAACCAAAGTCCATTCCGTAGCACAATAGTCTTGCCTCTGTTGGTAAGTCTATTTCTTTCCAATCAGGTATGCACACGCCATCTAAAGAACCTACTTGACCCAATCCATACACCTTCCACCAATTAGACCAATAGGAGCTCTCCTTTGCCTTGTCACGTGCTGATTCAATATCCGCCACAATAGTATCGGGTAGTGCCTCGTTATCTAAGTAAGTAAGTGTGATGAAGTCAGCGTCGTCTTGTCCGACTACTTCGGTGTGTGCCCAAAAGTTTGCAGTAGGGTTGAAGTCAATCCAAATGTCTCCGCTTGTTCTTATCGCCAATTGGTTGTAAGCTTCAAATGGTACGTTGTTAGCCTCGTTCACATACAGGACGGTACGTCTTGCACCTCGTAGCTTATCGGGTTGCTCTACGCTAAAGAACTCAATGTAAGAACCATTGGAGAATGTGTATTTAAGTGCAGACCTATTCCATTGGTTGTCTCTGTATCTTCCCGTCATCATCATAATCTTTAGGAAGTCTTTCATTGCTCCCCTTCTTAGATGTGGTACTGATTCAGATACAACGCTAACCTCAAGCATATCGTTTCTGATTGCTCTATCAATAAGTATAGGAAGAATGCCAAAGGTCTTACCCGCTGACGTTCCTCCTTGTATTACTTTCTTTCTTTTTGTTAAAGCGTGTAGCTTTCGTATTGCAGTTGTTGTTTGAAACATTAAAGGTCAAATAAAGGTTGCTCTGTGTTAATTGAGATGTCTTTAGTTTCTTTTGGCTTTCCGTACATATAGTTGAAGTACATTTGCAAGGCTTTGAAATCGCCTTCGTCAATCTTTGCTTTTAGTTTCTTAATAGCGTCGTCTTTGTCGATGTGTTTGTTCAGCATCTCAATCAGTTGCATTTCTTCTGACTTACTCTTGCGACCCGCACCTTCTCTTTTTCCTCCGTTATTTTTTCTCTTATCCATAATTGATATAAATTGATAATTCAATCCTTTAATTTAAAACAACAAAGGTACTACTATGTTAATTAGATGCAACAATACAACAAGAACCCATAGAGTCAATCCCCTCATAAATCCCTGTGGAGTTAGTTTCTCTCCGTAACTATAAACAAAGAATGCACCCCCAAAGAAAATCAATAGGAGTGCTGCTGATATTATGCTGAATATGTGCTTCATACTTTTTCGTATATCATTGTTAAAATAATTTGGAAGATTCCTACATAGACAACGTGGTCTACTTCATAGGTTTGTTCCCCTTCAAATTCGTAAGGTCTTACTCCGAAGACTAATCCTTTGACCATTCCTATTTTTAATTCCCATCTAAGTAAATTCATATCTTTTCTTTTTAAAACATTCGTATTTGTTGTTTGTGTTCATTTATTCTTTTCATTGCTTTTTCGTAGTATTCTTTGTCAAGTTCACAAGCGGTAAGGTCAAACCCTAAATTATGACAAGCTAAAGCAATAGAACCACTTCCTAAATGGGTGTCTAAAATCTTATCCCCCTCCTTTGCATAATTCATTAAAAGCCATTCGTAAAGTTTAACAGGCTTTTGTGTTGGGTGTATTCTGTAATCATCAGCATTTTGCGGTCTCATATAGAAGGTCTTTGCAGACTTGTCAAAAGAAGTCCAAGCGTACTCACAAGAGGCAAAACTAACACCCTCAGGTTGCTTCTTATCCCATATAAGAAAGCACCTTGTCGGTTTTAAATAAAAATAATTTCCACCCCAAATAATCTGATTTTTACTAACCCTAAACAATTCATTGAAATATTCTTCTTTAGGTATTTCATCATCCCAACTCTTACCACTACCTCCATAATGCCCAAGCCTTCCGCTTGAATTTATGTTTATCCCATAAGGCGGGTCTACAATAGCAAGTTCAAAATGGTTATCGGGATACCTTGCCATTAGTTCCATATTATCTTCGTTTGTTATCATAATTGGTTTTTTAAAAGGGTTATTGCTAATGCTATATATATTACTCCTAAGGTTATTGCTATTATGTTTTCTTTTGCTATTTTCATTTGGTTTCTTTTTGTTCTTCGATTTGGTCAAAGATGTTTATCTGTTTATTCTTTGGCTTGTTCATAAGCCTTGAGTGAATAATGTCACAATATTCTTTACTTATTTCGCTACCTATGTAATTTCTATTATTTAAAATACTCATTTTAGCAGTTGTTCCACTTCCCATAAAACAATCGTAAACTAAATCATTTTCGTTACTCCAACTTAATACGTGGTCTTGTGCAAGTTGTTCGGGGAATATGGCAGGGTGCTTACTTGCTGTTTTGTCATTTGCTCCACCACCTGCAAAGTATTTCCAAACATTACGTTTTAATCTTGTTTTATCTTGCGTAGAATATCCAAAATCAACGCTATTGTCTTTATTCCTTCCAAATGCTTTGTTTTTTCGAGTATCTTTGTATTCTCTTGGCTCTCTTAATCCATTAAAAGTATTTGGTTTTCCTTTACTCCAAACAAACATATACTCAAAATTTTGTTCGTACCTATTGTGTGTTAGTGGTGGTGTGCTTTTTTGATATATCATAGTGTCGTGCAAATTAAAGCCACATTCCTTAGCAAATAATGCTTGTCTAAAACTTGTACCCGTTTCACTTCCTTTTTGAGTAGAATCACCAACCACCCAAACAACTACACCGCCTTGTTTAGTAACCCTGTATAATTCATTTATGGTTTTTTGCCAATCCATAGTAAAACCTTTGTACATTCTTAAATTGTCATAAGGCGGTGAAGTTACTGTTAAATCAATAAAGTTATCTTCCATTCGTGCCATTGTATCAAGGCAGTTTTCATTGTATGTCTTATTTACTTCCATTTGGTTTCTTTTTGGTTAAACGAATTGCATTTGTCTTTGTCCTTTATCTCATCGTAGAGAATGTCCTTCCAATCTTTTGGCTTGTTCATAAGCCTCTCGAGTATCTCGTCTAAGTGTTCCATTTATCCTATTAGTTTCAGTCTATATCCTTCTATTACTTGTTCTAATTCTTTGACTTTTATCTTTAGTTGTTTTATCTCTTGTTCAGTAGTTGGTTTCTTTCCGAACTCTCTGTCAAGTTTCTTATATACGTTCCAATATTTCTTTTCACATTCTACGTCATACATTGTGCTATTGATGGCATTCATCACAGTAGCGTGGTGTGTTAATCCTACCGTCTCTGCCAACTCTGTAAATGTTTTGTCTGTGTAGTCTCTACATAGTTTAAAGTATAATGCCCTTGAGTATGTAAAGTGTCTGCGTCTACTTGCTGAACTTAGGTCTACATTTAGTTGTTCCTGTACTTCTTGTTTAATTTCTTCCGTTTTCATCTTCTTGTTGTTTGATTAGTTTTGCCAATTCGTATTCTTCTTTGGCTATTTTTTTTAAATCGTCTATTGCTTCTTTGATTCCCGCACAATGCAAATATAGTTCTTCTTCTTCATATAACATCAATAATTCTTCAATCTGTTCTATCTCCATTCCTTCTTTATGAAGGTCCATTGCATCTCTGTAAGCGTACCAAATCCATTCTTTTCTGTCTTCTTCTGTCATATCGCATCTGTTTTAAGTTTTAATAAATTATAACATAGTATGTACTTCTCTCTTGCTTTGCTCTTGTATATCTTCTTATACAGTTCAAACACTTTCCTTCTGAATTGGTATGGTGTTTTGCATTCTTTGAATATCTTCTTGCAGTATGCTTTTCCGTATCCCTTACAGAAGTTTACATTGTCTGCACTATCGCCAAGTATCATTTGCTCGTGAAAGAAGTACGTTGCTTGTTCTTCTGTGTGTTGCGTGATTGTTTGGTGTTTATAGTGATAGTTGTAAATCAAAGCAGGGAACTGATTGTAGTCTTTATCTATTGATACAATGATTGATTCTTTTGGATTCTTTGCCCAATACGACGATACAAGGTCATCCGTCTCATATCCTGCCTTATGTATTGCGTTATAGGATTCTTGTACGTATTTAGTCAGTTCGTTCAATAGAGGCGGTATATTGGCTTTCTTTCTGTTTGCTTTGTACGTTGGTGTCAGCATCTTTCTGAAATTACCTTTAGAACCGCAGAATGTTAGAACCTTGTCAATCTCTTGGGTTTCTTCCAACTTGTTTACAATAGACATAAACACCTCGTCGAACTTGAATATAACTTCCTCAATGTTATCGTTGAAAGGACTGTCGTCGGGATTCTGTTTCTCCTTGTAGCAACTACTCCAAAGCAAACTGTCTGCATCAAATAGAATCGTTTTCATAGTTCTATGTTTTTCATTGTTCCCGTTGTCAATAATCTGTACTTTCTTTTCAAAGACTCAATATACAAAGTTGCATCCATCAATTCTTCTTGGAGATGTTGTAGCCAATCTAAGGTATTTAAATCCTCTCGCTCCATTGTCTTACCATATTTTGCAATACCCACCTCAGAACGCTTCTTATAGGCTTCTATAACTGTCTGTAC